CGACGGAACTCATCCGATAAATGACGGAGAAGACGTGCATCAAAATCTTCACCACCTAGATGAGTATCACCAGCAGTAGCCTTTACCTCAAATATACCACCTTCAATATTGAGAAGTGATACATCAAACGTACCACCACCAAGATCAAAGATCAATACATTTTTATCTTCATCTTTGTTCTTGTCCAGACCATAAGCAATTGCAGCCGCTGTTGGTTCATTTATAATTCTAAGACAGTTTAGACCTGCAATAGCAGCAGCATCCTTTGTCGCCTGTCGCTGTGAATCACTGAAGTAAGCAGGTACAGTCACAACTGCATCTTTCACAGTTTTACCCATGAAAGATTCCGCAGTCTCCTTCATCTTAATCAACACCATAGACGAAATTTCTTCGGGAGCAAATTGTTTCTTCTCACCGTGAAATTCAACATTGATCATAGGTTTGTCAGCCACACCGGGAACAACTTCATAAGACCAGTCCTTTATATCGTCTTGGACTTTCTTATCCGAAAACTTGCGACCAATAAGACGCTTCGCGTCAAAGACAGTGTTGATAGGGTTCATAGCTGTCTGATTTTTTGCAGCGTCTCCAATGAGACGTTCATTATCTGTAAAGGCAACGTACGATGGAGTTGTACGATTTCCTTGGTCATTCGGGATAATCTCTACACGATCATTTTGCCATACACCAACACATGAGTAAGTAGTTCCTAAATCGATACCAATAGCTTGAGACATTATGTACAATTCATACGAACGAAATCTTTAATCCTCTAAAAGAAATCAAGACGATCTGCTAGATTTGGGAATATAATCTTCTTGAACTTGTTCTCCATGTATTCGAACATGTCAAGTCTACATTGTGAATACCGAAGTCTCTCCGTAAGTGAATACTCTCGACAATCTTGGCGTACTGGTAAAGATATCCATGTATCAAAATTATCATTATACCACTTAGATTTTGAATTGTTTTCGTATTCATTGTTCATAGATTCAATCAAAGATTCCTCTATTAATTTATCTTCTTCTTGTTGAAGCATTCTTTCAATATCTTTGATAACAAGATCAAATGATTCAGTATTTTCACCATTGATATAACTACCACGTCTCATATGTTTTAATTGTGATAATCTAGAGTACATGATGTTATATATCATTATCGATGTAACTTTAAGCAAAATAAATTATAAACATATGATAGAATGTCATTGTCACTTGACGACATACCTAAAAAGGTTCAGTACATGGTAATTGATTCTAAATATATCAATGGAAGTAATAACGCATTTTCTGTTAATTTAACTCTTGAATCAAACACTCATATCGAGAACATGAACAATGTACTCGGTATAAAGATGGTAGATTTTTACGTTACACAGATCGGAAAAGCAAGTCCATCTACACAAGCCAGTAATATACCCAAATACATAGATATTACGTGTCCAGAAATTCCCAAAGTAGCACAGATGCTCGATGAACGCCATGGTAGGTTATTTGCACGTATACCGCTCGAAAGACATTACGCCAGTGGATCTAACACTGTGGTAAAAGATAAAGAATGGAAAAGTTTTGAAAGACAAACAAACTATTTTAACCCAATGTCTATTAAACAATTGAACTTCAACTTATACGAAAGTCAAGAAAATGGTACATATACATTTCTAAAACCAGGTGTAAACTGGTATATGGTACTTGAAATTACAGTCGTTCACCCAAAAGAAAAACCAAAGGACAAGAATATTCTAATACTTCAAGCTCTAGAAAAGCTAACAAATAAGATTGAAGTACTCAACATGAATGTCAAAAAATTACCCGATAAACCCCAAGAACATGAAACTAAAAAATATCCATTTGGATACCTTATCATCGCAATAATATTGGTATTGGGAAGTTTTATTTACATGGTGAATAAAAGCAGTCCTCCACAAGCGATGTAAGAAGATATCCAATACGGGGCTTGAACCCGCAACCTTCGCGTGCCTTAATAGATGTAACTCTATATGAATATACGATGTATAAGCACGACGCTCTAACCGATTGAGCTAATTGGATGTGCTACCAGAGGGTTTCGATCCCCCTACTTCGAACTTACAAGGCCCGCACTCTTCCGATTGAGTTATGGCAGCGACTGAATATTAGTATAGTCTATTCTTTAATATAATTACGCGACAGAAGACTTCTTGGTTGTAGACTTGGTAGTGGTCTTAGTAGCAGCCTTTCCGGCTGGACCGGCTGGACCGGCTGGACCGGCTGGACCGGTGCGACCAGCAGGGCCTGGAGGGCCTGGGGGGCCTGGAGGTCCCTGAGATCCGGAACCACCCGCACCACCACAGTTATCAATCATCTTAAGAAGAATATTGTAAAGTCGTGTCTTATCGAGACGAAGCTTATCTATTTCCTCGGAGATTTCTTGCTTGAGAGCATCCATGTTTGTATACATAAAAGAAAGATTATCTTTATATATAATGATCTTTATAGGACCAACTTTATTGAGTGGTATTGGACAACATACAAAGAAATATATGGACCTCTTTCCAGGAAGTGAATATTTCATGTATAGCGAAGATATACCGGAATGTGATCACGCGTTTCTGTTTGCAATCCCAATTGAGAATGTTCTTAATCGAATTCCTTACATCAAGTCAAGATGTAAAAAACTCATATGTATGACCGTTTGTGAAACTGAAACTGTACACGAAGATTATGGAAAGTTGTTTGAACACTTTGATCGTATAGCTGTCCCAAGTGAATTCTGTAAAGGTGTTCTATCACGTCAATTTGCTAACAAAGAATTTTATATTATTCATGCTTATATTCCAAACATACCTTATGTATTTTATCATATAGGTAATATTCTAGACCCTAGGAAAAATTTTAGAAAGATACTAGAAGCTTTCGTTCGTCTTAATAAACCAGATACCAAATTACTCGTCAAGTCTACATGCAAAGAAGATGTTACGATCAATATGGATCGAGTTGAAGTAATCAATGGTCTTACAACAGAGGATGACATGAACGTGCTTCACAGTCGTGGACACTGTTATGTAAACTTTTCAAATTCTGAAGGTGTAGGAATGGGTGCAATCGAAGCAGCTGTAAGAGATAAACCCGTGATCGCAACAAATTATGGAGGACCAAGTGAATATCTCAAAACACCCTACATGATTGAGTGTGAACTTCAAGAGTTGGAAAATGACGACTTCCTTTTTAAAAAGGGTATGGTTTGGGGTAAACCAAAGTTCGAACAACTCTTGGAATTCATGGAAGATGCCTATTCTAAAAGACTCACTTATATGGATCATAGTCACACGAAAAATATCATGTCACGTGAAAACATCTTAAAAGAATTCGGTATCGAGGTAGTTGGCGGAAAAAACGAGAAGACCCATTAAAATTGTACCAGACATAATAGATCCACGCTGAGCTACAAGGAAAGCAACAATGTCATCAATAGCTTCAATATTGGTGGGTTTAGCGTAACGAGGTATGAGAACACTGACAATGATGTATAACGACATTGCTATTATTACAGGTCTAAGTGTACCCTGATCTAACATTTATACTAACTGGGATTTTAATTTATCCGACACGTTATGTTTTCTGCAGTAGCTGCCACACACCGCCTTGAACTTACACCTCGAACCAGACATAGTTAATGCCACACAGATATGGTTATTTACTTGAACACGAGGATCATCAGGTAAAGTGGTGATAAGCTGTGTGACCCTCATATTCTTCGATCTCCGTGCCTCTTCGTATTTCCTTTTCATTTTCCAAGTAGCGTCAGCTAGTTGGTAGCATTTGTCATTTGGCTCGATGATACGATACATTTTGAGCGTATCACCGAGACATTTGTGCCAGAGTTCATCACGAATAACTTCCATTGTTTTACTTGCCACGTATCCTAAATCATGTCAACTTAGGTAACTTTTTTTCGTGTATTATACAAAGAGATGTTCTACTTGTATTTAGCAATAGTCGTCTTCTTGATGTACACAGCCATCAAAAACAGGAAGGTTGTAGCATCTTCATCACTGGAAAAACTGATCAGACAGTCAGCTCGATATGCTACTGCTGCACAACAAGATGATTCACCACTCATTGCAAATTTACACGCCAACTATGCAGCTGCTTATTTATATGCGGCCAAAGATATAGCAAATGAAACTCAAATTCATAACTCTACAGGTGTTGACGTAATTAAGTTCAAAGAACATATAGTGAATATCCAAGACATGGTTACTAAGAAGACTGTTGCAAAATGTCCAGAGTTTTCTGGTCAAGTGGACTTGTATCTCGCAACGATAGCCGGAGAAGCTTAAATAATCTCAACAGTTAATATGGTAGTTGATACTGATTTAGTTCTTGTTATGAGTACGATCGACGAAACGAAGGATCATATGTCAGAGGGAAAATATATCGAGACATGTGATGCTGTTAAACGAATATACGAAAAGTTAAAAAAACCCAGTATCCCTTTACCCACTGTGACACGTATACAAATTCCAGTTAAATGGGTTTACATTTGTTCAACCTTCCCTATAATCTGTTCATTTATAAAATCGGTGACGAAGAAATAACACCAATCCCATTACCACATCTATGATAAGTGGTATCCATGCTGAACGATTCTTATTAAAAGCTAAAATAGCAGCAACTAAATATGTTAAACCATGAAGAAATCTAAAGTTACCCCACCACGCTACACCACCAGCCTCAAACGCTCTTTCTCTCATCTTGAAAAAGTACAAATACATGAAAGTAAAAGCCTGAGTAAATAAAATGAAACTATAGTATCTCAACCATGTCAGATTAAGACGTAAAGGTAACAAGGCCAAGTATGTCCGCACTGGAATACATCCCAACAAAAAATAACGAATGCTCTCCTCTTTACTCAACATATAATTAAGTAAAGAGAAGAATTCTAAACTAACTTAGAACATTTGTATATATAATATACATGGGCAATGAAGATCTACGACACGTAATCGTTGAAACACCGGATGGATCTATGGTCGTAGGTGTAAACCCGGAAATTGAACCACCGGTTGTACAAGAAGTTGTCGTTAGAATACCAAGAAATGCTACCACTCGAATTTACGTTAAATATAACGAGATAACAACCGCTTTGATATATATACACTTATATTTCTCTATAGCAAGTGTTATATTTAGAACTTCTGTAATTGATATACTAAATACATTATTTCTGGTATGTATAATACCCATTCTACACGCATCTAGACTGGAAGGAAGACCTATAATAATCATGTATTCATTACTATGTTTTATATCTGTACCTGTATTCGTGTATTTTTATTTATGGTTATACACCGGATATTTCTTTTCACTTGGGATACATCTATTAATAACATTCTATTGGTCTAAAATATACATTCTACATTAAAATATTAACATATATCATATGAATAATCCTGTACCGGTAAAACTTCTACCAGCGGGTTCAAATCGCACCCGGCTCATGAAAGTGATTGGTGAAAAGACTCTCAATTTCAGTCGTAACGATTACATAGAACGTACTGCGGGAAACAAGACTGGTGGAGGAGGACGAGAACGAGCCCGAACCCTTCTAGCTATTGAGAATGCCTCTGAAATCGCCAAAACATATCTTCACGCCCCGGGTATGTTTGAGAAGATCATGGAAGATACTATTGGGACTCGTGGATATATATCTTACCAAATTAAGAATACCACTAATAACATCAACATAACGAGAAAAAAGTATCCCAAAGATCACTTCCAAGACTTCATTTTACTTACTCATAAGTTTCAGAATAGGACGGGTCATATCGGTCTACTTCATGTAGACCACCAGAATGGGAAAGTGACTGTATATGATTCTATGTTTGGAGCGGGTTGTTCAAAATTTGAAAACGTCGCGTCAAAACAATTTGTCGCACCCCAGTGGAATATTCCTAGGGTACGATCTATTTTTGGATGTAAAGCAAAGGTAACTGCGGGATCCGAAAAGCTACAAGTACAACCCTCGGGTGGATTTGTAACTAACAATTACAATAATTTTACGAATACCCCGGGAGATTGGGGAGCCACAATTCGCAATAAGTACGGTGAAAAGGTTGCACGGGGAGCATTCAGACTTTCTCAATACGATGAACTTTCACAACATCATTTCT